TCAGAAGCAAAGACGCACTTACACCCTAATTGCTGCAAGGCGAGGTGAAAGCCCCCAAGTCCGGCGAACAAATCAATGAATGTATATTGTTGTTTATTATTTTTCATCACTATCAATTAAATCTTTGGGATCTACTTGAAGAATTTTTGCAATTTCGAAAAGCACTTCTAGACTTGGCTGTCGTCGATTACATACGTAGGAATTGACAATACAGAAACTTTTTCCAAGTTTCTCTGCCAGCCAGGTCTGTTTGATGCCTTTCTCTTCAAGCACCTCTTTGATTCTATTCATGGGTTTATCCATACTGTGTATAGATTGATTTATTTGAGATGCGAAGATATAAAATATTATGCAATAAAAAGATAAAAGCAGGAGATTTTTTCCGTTCACTATGATATTTCTATGATTAAATACCGAAGAAAGTTTTAAATCGATTCTTTTAGTTCGTTTTTAGGTTAATTTGAACTTTAGTTTAGTCAATAGATTTTCCAGATTTATAATGTAAAGGTGTGAAATGAAAACAACATCCAAACAAGTGCAAAGAAAACGGCTTTATTACAGTGGTTTATAAGGGTGTTGTTATTTGCAGTTGTTTTCATTGTTTGCAGTTGTTTGGTTCTTTTTTGGTGCATAGATGCTAATTTTCCGGCAGCACCCTTGTATAATTTAGCCGAAACAGCATCTAATCGTTGTTGATGATTAACTGTTGTCAAATAGTTCCCGTATATATCCAAAAGCTTGATATAATCTTCATACTTCCTACACTTTTCCATCTCCCAAAGAATCATTTCAGCTTTCAACGGATCACTTGACAACCATTCCAAACGATCCTCCAAAGCAATCCGTTCTTTTTCACCACCACAAGCAAAAGTTGTATAACGTTGTAAATAATCGTAGCCATAAGGTTGTCTTAATATAGAAGCATCCGATAACTTTCCTTTTTCCACGATTGTTTTATAATATTCCGGATAATCTGCTGGAGTCGGAACGCTGGAAACTACTTAAAAACTATGATACAAAAATGAAATATGAGTTTACTTTCACTCAAAGTTAATACTTTTCCTTACTAATTCAAAGAACATGGCGATTCTTTACCTTGCATGATACCCACTGCCACCCTAAAGCCTTAACATCTTCTCTACTATATATACTACATATATACTAGATGTACTATATATAGTTTAGCATACTACTACCATAATTGTATATATGATAGGAGGAGATGCAAGAAGGGAAGAACGAGAACCAGCATGGTTATGATGAGTCTCATCACTAGAGACCATCGTGGCTTGATCCTGACCCTACCTTGAAAGGGGAGTTAGTATAATAGTCTCTCGACCATGCAAAGGACCAAGTTGTCGTCGTCCGGCATTGCTTGGATTTCCTCGGGATCATCACCGTCAGTTGGAACTTTTGGGCCGGCTTGAATATTCAAGAGTGATTGCCCGGGGGAGGGGTGGTTCCAAAATAACCCTCGTTACTTCCCTCCTTGCCGGGCATTAAAAAACCCGGCCTTGAGCCACTCCTTTCAAGTACCGGGGTTTTCTACTTAATATATGATTAGTAGGAAAAAGTTTATCATGTCATCGTTACTTTATTTGGAGTGGCGCAGTAACAGTGCAAATATACGACTTAATCTTTAAATTCCAACTTTCGTTGCAAATCTTTTTCGTCCTCCCCCACCGCTTTTTCAACTTCTTTCTCGAATTCCTTGATTTCTTTCTTCTTGAGGGTAGGATCGGCGACCCATTCAAGGGCGTAGAATCCCTTGTATTTCGGGTCGTTTACCGGTATTAAATTGTACCTACCCACGTACTCGTTCTTGTCGATGTTATTCATGGAGAACAGCTTGGAAGTGTTCACGTAGG